AAAACATACAGGGGAATGATTGAACCGATTCGTGGCAGGGTTCCCTATGGGAAACCGACAGGGTTCGACGTAGCCACCCGATTCTTACGCAGTAAACTTGCTCCGGTCCCAGGAGGGGTAGCCAATCTATTGACTGGAAAAGATTATGCAGGTCAACCAGTGACCGCTGCTTCGACCGCTCTGAATCTACTCACTCCAATCGGTGGAAATGATATTTACAAAGCCATGATCGACCAAGGCGTACCCAAGGGAACAGCAATGGCGCTGTTGTCCATATTGGGAATGAACATCCAGACGTACGACCCAAAAAAGAATCGGGTGCAGGCTAGGGTATCGCCTTAAGCCGACCATGATTGACTGACTGCTGGTTTACGCCAGCACATGAACAATCGACTATCCACTTGGCTGCTGCCCTCGGGCATTTCTACCGCGGTATAATCAAACCCCTGCGGGATAGCAGACACTAACGCCGGCACAGTGGCACGATCGGGAACGTCCTCCACGATCATTATCCCATCCGGGGACAATAGTGGAGCATAGTTTATCACAAACCAAATCTGATCCAGTGGACCGTGGCTGCCGTCATCAATGATGATGTCGTACGTTTTAGCCCCCAGTTTACGCACAGTCTCATCGTTGTACGCCCCGGTGTATAGAACCACGATGTCTTCGGGGAGTTTGATGTTGTTATCCACAGCATCTACGCCCCATATTTTAGCGAACGGGAAGTACTCATGCCATGTGCGGAGAGAGTTGCCAAACTGGACACCGATCTCAAGGATCTTAACATCCTTGTACCGGAGGTGGCGGAACAGGATGTCGTACAGTCCAAGGTAATGATGATGACTGGCTTTATCAGTCTGGTTGCGGAGTCCGATTTCCTGTAGGGTTGCCATTAAAAATCCGATGCCCCCTTTCGCGAATTATTTTTTTGCTTCAAAGTTTTGGATTGGTTAGGATGATTATGATTGCCGTCAACGAACAACCTAGACCGATTAGACTAATCAGTAATTGGATTTTAATCCTTTTGTATTTGTTGTGCCACTCCCAACATTCTTTCCACACAGTAAACATCGGTGTCTCTTCCTCGTTCATAGTTCAATCCCCCATATCAACGGCCACAGTCTTTCCATTACCCATGGTGCTTTGGATTCTTTTTGGCAAACTTCAAGCATGTGGTGGTAGATGGAGATCGGGCGGGTTTGCAGTTGTTGTTTACTGATCCGGTATTGAGCGCCAGCGACAAATCGAAACGTAGTGGGTTTTGGTAATTCAAAATCTTCACAGAAAGCATGGAGCGGGGCTTCGTAGTGTGGGGCGCCATCGGCGTTGCACTCCACCACTTCCCCGTAGTATCGAACGCTTGGATCCTCCAGATGTTTGAGGAAATCAAGGTCATGCTTGAACGGATCACCTTGCACGAATACTATTTCATCCGGGTAAGCCCAAGTGCTGCATATCCAACTGAGATAACTGTCTGCCTCTCTGCCCTTGGGTTGATACACGATGTTAACGTGGACATTCCAGCGTTCTTTTAGCGGAGTTGTCCACTCGTAATCCTCATGGTTATTGGCTGCGACAATGAGTGCGTTCATTTGATTCCGGCATGGTCAAGGTTTGCTTTCATCTCCCTCATTAAATCCATTGTCATTTCCCACCATGACATAAGCCCAGTCTCCCGTGCCTTGATACAACCAGCTAATCTTTCAGCCACGTTTTGTAAGTTATCTAGGTGGACTTTAATTGTTGGTTCACCCTGTTTTTCCAGTTCCTTTTTATAATAGTCTGTGCTCATATATACTTCTTCCACTCGGTTTCGTTCCTTTCAAGGTTGTGGGATTCGATGTGCAGATTCTGCCATACATTGGACTGGCGCACATGGCGGACGGTTGGGCCTTGGAGATTGATGCAGTGCCCACGCTTGTAGGCTTCCTGCTGTAACCGATAACCCATCCATATATCGTCAAATCGTGGTGCTTCCTCATCGAACTTAAAGTAAGGCCAAAACTCAGCCTTGAACGCGCAGTTCATACCGCTGAACGGGAAGAATCTATGATACATTGCCTTGCGATGGAACTTACAGACATAATCATTATCAACGAGGGTGCGAGCCGCATCGTAATCGGGATGCAACTCCCAGAACCCCATTGATGCAGCCACTGGTAGCTTTACAAAGTGTTCATAATACGGTGTGCCCCGTGAAGGCGGGTCGGTTACTGCATCGTATAGCTTAATTTTTGCGGGTTCAAGAGCATCTAAATGAAACTGTGCCCATTCCTCAAGCTTCATGCCATCCGGATAACAATCATCATCCAGCACCATAACAACTTCAGCACCGGATTCCAATGCTTTTGCAATCCCCTTATTCTTTGTTACCGCGCACCCTTCCTTATGTTCGTCACGTTGCAAGATCAAATAACTTGGTATTACTGTCAGGATACCCCATGAATCTAAAAATGACTTTAACATTTCGGGATTATGCCATGCCACCACAATTTTATAGGTCATAGGGTAACTTCAAACAGGGTATTGGTAAGCCGATCAGGTCCGTTAGGGAACTCTTCATCCAGTAGTCTCTTGAAGTCAGGGTAATCTTCATGCCCGTAATCGTGCCGAGCTAGAGTACCACCGGGCATCAGTAACTTACGAGCCAACCGTATGTCTTCCTTGTTCTCATCGTATATAGCAGACCCATCAAGGAATATAAAGTTAAAGTGTTTTCCACGTTGTATCAGGTCTGTCATTCCAGCCAGCGAAGTTGCCTTAATGATAGTCACTTGATCACTGACTCCGAAGGCATCCAGATTATTGCACATGGAAGTTAGTGTATCACCCATCCATGTTTCACCGTGAGGATCAATGGAAGTAACGTGCATTGCTCCTGCGAGAGCCATGATGATTGCTGAATACCCGTGAGCCGCCCCGATCTCCAGTACGTGTTTACCGTAGGCGAGTTCACGTAACCGTTGTGCTTCATCAGGTGTGATAGCGGTAGTGAAGTTAAGTGTGCGCCACCGTGGACTAATCATTTTGTTATGTATTCCAGTTCGGATTCTTTCTTGATACCATGGATCACATCAACCCCCGAATGATAAGCGAACCGTGCCCGATCTAAGTCCCCCTCACAATCCATACTGTTGCGGCTAAATTCTGTCCACAAATCGTCCTGTATCTGTTGATGCAGGCGATGGCATACCACTCCAAAGAATACATCAGGTGAAGCCGTGGCGCCCTGACATTTTCCATCCTTGATTACACTCTTGCCAGCATCCGTAAAATCCCATGCACAATCTCTCGATAAAACCCATGGGTTATGCCAGAAGCTGTAATCTTTATGGAATGTGCCTGCCCGATGTGAAGCGATGTCACGAAGACCTTCAACGTCTATCGCGGTAAATATCAGGGTATCGTACTCGGCCAGGATCAGAACGTCCCAGTCAGCGCGAAACAGCAGACGTTCAATGGTATCAACCATGCGTCGTGGAAGTTTATCCTGGTCGATGTAACTGTCGCTGCCTACTGCGATACGTTCTACGCCTTCGGGTGTACGGCATTCGGTGTCCTCAGTCACGATGATAACGTTATGGTCGGCCTGTTGATTGAGAAAGTAAGGCCAGTGGCGCAAGAGAGTGGAGGAGCATGAGCGGCATGTCATCACGGCGAGCAGCGTGGTCATGCAGGCGACCACTTAAAGATTCCATCAGTCGGGAAGTTGGCTGGGCTGTACCCGAAGTGTTCAGCAGCTACGGCTGCAATGTCGATCTTGCGTCCTGTCCATGCCGCCGGTCCAATGTCAGTCTGTTGTAATCGTAGTGTCACCCCGTTAGGAGCAGTCACTTCAAACCATTGTCCCAAGGTAGAACGTGCAGGTAACGCTATGCCTTGCTGATCATCCGGCACACCGAGTGCGTTAGAGTTAGGTTCATCGCCCGTATCAACCCAGTTGTATCGTCCTCTATATTGTGAATACCAACTGCCTTTACTCTGATAGACTTCAGGTTCGGCAATGAGTTTGGCAAGGGCGAGCTTGGTATTGGGACCAAATATACCGTCCTGATCTACACCGAGGGCGAACTGGATTAGTTTAATCTTTTCTTTATCTGTCATTTCTTTTTGGGTTCTATTTCCGGTGTGAGTGTGGTCTGACGTTGGACAATCATCCCGGTCAGAGCGCCGACTAACGTTGAGGCTATTGAAATGATGGCGGTCAGGATGGCAGGGTCAGCGTAGTTCTTATAGAATAAGGTGAGGCACAGGGATAGCACGGTTACGAAAGCCAGAATGCAGATGGCAACGACTGCGATTCTGCGGACTAGATCACGGCCAAAGTAATTCATCTCTTAACCTTACCTCGCTTGAGGGGTACGAGTCGAGCTTTCTTTAACTGGGTCATCACATACTGGCGGCGTGAAGGTGAACCTTCGATGTATTTCTCAAGCCATCGGACATGATCGCCGGGGGTTTCATCGTCCCCGTTAGGAAAGGGAGGAGCCGCAGCCTTAACCTCTACGGCCCCCGAAGAAGTTTGAGCGGGGTTACCCATGGTTGCTTGGGGCGGTACCTGCTCACCAGAGGCTACACAGGGCATGACTTTATCAGCCTGCCTTACTTGAGTTTCCCCGCTCAAAATCATTTGTATCTCAGCCTTAACCTCATCATTTATACCTCCGTAAGACCAAAACTGTCGTGCAAATGGGGGTGGCATTTCACCCTCCATGGTGTTTACCCAATGAAACTTGTCATGCTCAAAGAACCATGCGTATGCTCCCAGAGCATTGAACTCACTGAACTCACGGTAAGTCTGTGCTTTTACGTAGTCGCCGAGGGTAACCTTATGCTTATCAAAACAAAATTGTCTTAATTTTGGGTAGAGCCATGTAGGAATCATCATGGGCAGACGCCGCATAAATTCGAAGGGGGGGTCTTCGCCCAGAAATTTTTGGGTAATAACTTTCCATGGCGTTTGGGTATGCTCGTAGGGGGTGTAGTACCAGATCAGTTTGCTGTTTGTTCCGAGGGGTTCTCCCATATCTCCTGCCGAGAAGAAATCCTGTGGCGTTACGGGGCGCGTGAAGAGGGTATCACTGTCGATGTGGAGGATGTAGTTTGCTTCGTAATTGGTGATGTTGTCGGCGTAGAGTTTATGGATTTGCTGGGATAAATAACCGTCTTCGCACTCATCATTCATCTGTTTCCACTCGTAGCCTTGGGTATCGGCAAAAGGAACGTCCTCGGGTGAAACGATCCAAATCTTCCTAAATCCAGAGGCATATTTGTTGATGGATTGGAGGCAAAATTTCAACCACTTGTAATCTTCGGGGTATGTACGGATGAAAATGTCGTAAACGGGTCCTGATTTCTTGAAGTATTTTCCAGCATCTATTGGGCCTTTGTGCTGTAGGGAATGGAGTTGGTCACAGGGCGGGAATGAAGCGGGGTGCAGAGGAGAAGGATTTTCGCCTTCGTTGGATGAACCGGGAACACCGGGAGGATGAACAACAACCCCCTCTAAGCCGGTCGGCCCCGCCTGGGCCTGGCTCCTCTGCATTTCTAAAGATTGTGTTCCATCGGATGGCACTTCGGGCACAACCACATCACTTTTAGCCGCTCGTTGTAATTCGGATGGTGACCGTGAAGCGAAGTCTGAGTCCCGCAACGTTCGCAGTTCTCCGGTCTTTGTATTTTGCCAGACAGAAGCGCCGCCTCCACTGTTTTTCGTGCTAGTCTGCGCGGACCCCATTTTTGATTCTTGGGCCAATTTTTCGTGCGTTGTCTCCATGCCGCTCTGGTTTTGTTCTCGCATGTTCGGCATGGTCTCCAATACGGAGACCCCGGCCTGCGTCTGAATTGCTCGATAGGTTGTTCCCGCTGGCACTTGGTGCACGTTCTTTTCATTTCTTAGGAGTTTAATGAGCGAGCCATCTTTTGAGGAATGAAAAATGACGGCTTCGGGTCTTATCTGTGTGGTTAATTCATGTCGATTAGTAAAAGTTTCGTGCCGCCAAGCGTGCTCAATGAGTTTAGTGAAGTGCGCCTGCGGAACAATCTGATGGGCACTCGCCATATCCCAGGCTACGCCCGCGGCTCTATTGGCTTCCCCTGCAAAGTTGTAGATTGGGTTGGGATAAACCCCGACTCCCGACATGTGGCGTGGAATATCGTTGACCTGCACGTCATCGCCCATGAAAGGTTTACCGCACTTACCAAATTCATCGTCGATCGCGTCCAGCCAGTTAGGTTTTAGGGGGATAGCGTCAGGCTCCAGCCATAGGAAAGATTTAACGTTGGTGGCATTATTGGACAGGTAAGAATTGACGGTACGGAACATATAATTGGCGCCCTCGGGCCAGCCGTCTATGTCGGCCTTGGCTTCGAGGTCACGAACATCGGTAAACAGGGGGCGTGCGGCGTCCAGGATGGCCTGTACGGTGTTTTTTGGGCAGCGATGGTCATGGCACAGCAGGAGGGTATGGCGAGGCTTCAGGGAGCCTAATTCAGCCATCCAGTTGACGAGTTGGAGGGTGATGTCCTGATCTCTGAGGCAGTAGGCTAAAGTAACTAAGATACGTGCCTCCAGTTCCGTTTATTAGCCGCACGGCTAACGATTGATTGATCTACTCTTAAATGTTTTGCCATTTCGGTTTGTGTCCATCTATACGGGTTTTGTCTTATCCATCGTACTTGTTCTTCGGTTAATTTTGCTCCAAATACGGCCTCGCCTTCTCTTCTTGCACCCCAACGTCCTTTCTTTATGCAATCCTGCATATTGTCTTTGAACGTTCCTAAAAACAGGTGCTCTGGATTTATGCAGGCTGGATTATCACACTTGTGAAGAACGCACATCCCTTCTGGAATATCCCCTCTGAATACCTGCCATGATAAACGATGAGCATCGTGACTTTTTCCACCGCTTTTTCCATTCGAAATCGTTAATCTTCCGTACCCAGCTGGGGTTCTCGTTCCAATCCAGATCCAGCAACCGGTGTTTTGATCTTCTCGGTTACGAGCCAGCAATCTTTCTTTAAGATTTGCTCCTTTGGGTGCGTAGGATTTCATACGAGCATAAATTTTAAGTTCTGGGGTGGAACGTTTTGGGGTTAGAGGATTTCTCCGTAGTTTTCGACACGTAAGGTGCGTCCGTAAACCGGACCAAATGGCCCTCCGGACTGTTGAGCCACGGCATCGGTATGCACCTGATCCAGCCTGATGTTGACAGGATGGTTTACGGGCATCAGGGAGATGCCAACTGCCACCGCGGCAAATAAGAGTGCTAATGCTGTTTTAATGGTAATCACCTCCATTCGTTTCGAAGTAAACTGGTTCGCCCATGTTTTTGAGTTGGGCTTTGATTTTGGTAATTCTGCTTTTGAGTTCACGGATATAATCGCGGTCTTGGAGTTCAAACACCTGTCCTTCGTGGGTTTGGAGTAGAGCGGTTAAAAACTGGTGGCGTTCCTTGTGGCGTAGGACTCGGGCATCATGTTCCACGCGGAAACGTTTGGGTTGACCTTTCATGGAGCGGCTTTTACGAGGTTTTTGTTCCCATGGTTCAAGTGTTGGTCGGCCTCTCATTGTTCTCTGGCTTTTAGCATTTTGTCAGCAAGGTTGAATGCCGCTTTGGTGTAAGAATACCCTCCTTTTACCTCAGGCTTTTCGGCTTCGTCAGGCATAAATCCATTACAGAGCATCCCCTGTAAGGCTTTAGCTGCGAAATAATCACGAAGCGTCATGCCGCAAAGATAATAGTAGTCATCGTGTACGTTTCGATCCTGCGGCTGCGGAAATGCTAGTGGGTTATTCATTTGCCGGTTTCCAGTGGGTTATCTCTGGTACCCCAGGTTTTGTATTCACGGATTGATGTTGGAGCTTTGGCGGTGAAATATGGGTCCAACATCGAAACGAAGTCCGGCGAAGTCGGGTCGTTGATGGGGATTAGGATTTCAGTGTCCAAAGGTTTTTCTGAAGGCATCGAGTTGTTCATGATTTTCTTTGATTATGCGTTGCCACTCTTCATCGCTGGTTTGTTCCTCTTTTTGGTTTTGGATTGGCTTAATTTTATTTCTAGGTCTTTTGCGATCCATCCATGCCCGAGCGCGATCCAATTCCCCCGGATAGTTATTAAGAAATGTGCGCAAGTCGCGTCTGTGGATCCCAAAATCACCTCTGCTCCGCTGGTACGCATAGTACTTCTCGATCAGTTCAAGGTCTTCATCACAATCTAACCACCCATCTTTTACAAGCCTTTTGTACGCTGTCACCTCGCGTGGACTCCAATGGGTTGTACCCCTTCTCCCAAAGAGTTTGCCAAGTCGTTGTGCGGTGTTTGTACTTGGGATCATACGAGACTCCATCCGGCAGGTTCTAACCAAGCAATGCTACTTTGGGCGTGTAAAACCCAAGAATAGCCAGCCGCCCGTTTGTTCCATCGTTTCTCCATCCGTATAGGTCTCCGAAGTTTCATTTCACTTTCGGCGGGCGCAAAGTAGCCAAGCGTTGACCGCCTTATGAATGGAACATTCAAGTCAATCCCACTTTCCAGTGAGTCTGTGACTGGTGGAATTTGACGCTTCCCACTGGCTGATCGTGCAGTTACGCCGCCCGAGTGATACGCGGGCAAGAAAATGGGGGACACAACAGCAGGGTGAGTACTGTCATGTCCCCCAAAAACGAAACGCCCGATGGCGGTGTACGCGCCAACGGACGCTCGCCGATCATACGGACCGGCCAATTCACGCTGACCCCTTTCGGAGCGCGGGTGAATCTCTCTAAAGTATCCTTCGCACGTACACTGCGCATTTTTCATAGCTTTTCAGACCTCCAAATCTCTGTCAACAAAATAATTTGCATCCATTGAACTTTTCTCATCCGTTTAGGTTCAAGACATCGACACATAACTGCGCTACCATGGATAAATACTTGAGGGAGGGGCGTCCGTCGGCCTCTCCCTCTCGTTTTTACTTTATTTTCCATACAATGGCGTTCTTCCCGCTCTGGTTCAGCCTCCGAAACCCGGTATCCGTGATCTTCCCCAACCGTAACAGCTCGCTCAACCGCGGCCGGATGCTCAAGATGGAGCGGTTCAGAAAGTCCGCCACCTCGTCGGCGGTCTGTGGATAGCTTCGGAGCGCCCGCAGACAGTCAGCCTGAAGGTTGCGAGCCTCTGGCGCCATCGCTACCGCTGCATCGTGAGAAGTTTCCTGCGCCTTGGATCCTGGGAACAGCGGATATTGGTATTCAGTCATACCTTCCCCTCCCTGTGCTTGGCGAGCACTCCGCGAGCATAAGTTGAGTCTTTTGCAAAGTATTCCAACGCCTCCACCAGCGGCTCCACAGCTTCCTTAACCTTGGCTTGAAACGCCAATTCACCGCCTTCCTCCCACGACTTAAAAGCGGATTCGACAGCTTGCTTCACATAAGCGTCGAGGCAGGATGTGTCGGTAACGCCGTAACCGTGATACTCTGGAATCTTAGAGATGAGCAGTTGTGCCGCCGCCAGGTCGTGCTTGAGCTTGTCGTTTTCCGTCATCATTGCACCAACCGCTGCCATACCTGACACCGATAAGTCCTCGCCTTTGCGATTTGCTTCTTCCAACTCCTGTTGCTTGGCGGCGAGTTGCTCGCGGAGTTGATGTTCTGTGTGCAGCCAATGTTTCATTTGGTATTCTGCATCCATGCGCTTCTCCCGCTCGGCTTTGAGGGCTGCGTTGTGGGCGTCAGAGAGTCCCTTGAAGTCCTCGGACTCAAAGTAAGCGAACACTTTGGCTTCCGTCCACTCCCCCGTGGCGGGTGCTGGCTGCTCGCTACCTATAATCTCTTTAGATTTCTCAAATACCGGACTGATACGTTGCTGTCCTGCCGTGGCGGGTGATGGCTGACGTTCTTTGCGGTGCGGGTCAATCTTGTTCAACACCTGAATGGCTAACTCTTCCGCGCTTTTGGGGTATGGTGTCTTTTTCATGGCTGAATCGATCGGTTGTTGATTACGCTTCTGATCTCAATTTTCATCTGGTCACGGGGCAGTAGTTCCAAAAGTTGATGGCAAGGCGTGCAAGCCAAAGCTACTTCCGCCAGTTGTTCACCTTTCAAAAACCTACGCTTATCAACGTGCGCAAATCCCAAAGCCCAATCCCGTGTGCATCCATTGAATCTAAACTCGCAAGTTGTAATCCCGGCACGTTCAAACTTTGGTTTAAGTTGCCGGCGTATCTGTTCCCATTCTTTGGCGCGTTTGCCAGCGCGCTTGAGTGGAGTACGTTTCATCGGTGGTTAAGGGCGTCTGCAATATCTTCCAATGCCCATGTCTGACGCATCTGTTCCAACCGATTTATGTTAGCGTCACTTTGTTCTGCCATTCCGTGCATGTAATTGCGCTCGGCATCTATCAATGGCCCTTGTTGTTCAAGTGGTAGTTGTTTAATAGCCGCCATTCGCGCTCGGCTTTCAGCTACTATCTGATTACTTTGTTGCGTAATTGGCTCACTAGTGCTGGCGCATCCACTTAACAGTAACGTCAAGATGCTAATGCCTACGCATGTGATTATGCCTAACAAATACAACATGGCTTTGCGTTTTTCATGTTGTAGTTCAAGGTATGGTCGTTGTTTGTTCAATTCGTACATGTATCTACTAAGTGTTGGTATCATTTGGTGTCCTTTGGTGTTTGGTTTTCTAGTTCAACTATCATTTGTTGTTCAAGCGCGTTCATCCGTTTTTCCATGGCTGGAAGGTCCGGGTAGTCTTGCTCGATCTTTTCGTTCAGTAGCTTTCCAATAACTTCATCCAGTGTCACGATGCCGTGTTCTTCCGATGGTTTGTTCTTGGCAAGTTTCAATATCCAGAACAAGCGTCGTTTAAGTTTGCTGTCCAGATATATGTCAATGGTTTCTCTGCGGATATTCATGGTAAATTCTTAGTAAACTCGCTTGTGAATGTGACTTCGTAGTAACCGTTGGCGAGTTGTTTCACCACCGGCTTAAACTTGCAGATTAAATAGGTCATGTTTGGTTCAAATCCCTTTTGGTCCGGGTCCGTGGTGTTAATTCTCCCGATTGTTAACCAACGTCCCCACGGTGGAGCACAAACGAAGATTTGTTTTGCCTGGTTCTTCCAATCCTTATCGCTGACGGGACCGAAAGCGTTGAAGACTTCCACCGTCTGAGCGTGAGAGCAGAGCGCCCATGCCCAGATAACAACGAGGCCGATTAAAGAAACGATTATGGTTTTCATTCGTCCCTTAGTAGTTCGGCGCGACCAATCAGGTCGTCCATTATGTCTTTGCCACAGTCCAAACAAATCCCGTGATCGTGTTCATCGTGTGGACATTCTTCTTCTTGTTCCCGGCGAGCTTTGGCAGCTTTCCACGCTGCGTATTCTTCGCGCATTTCCTCGGGCATTAGTGGTTCTGGGTTGTTCATTAGAACCTCTCCTTTCGGATTATCTTATTTATTTCGATGGCAAATCCCTGCGCCAATCTCATACGTAGGTCGTTCCATTCGTACGCGCTCATTTCCTCGCCGTCCTTTGGTGCAATCAGTTTTGAAATAACCGCGGCTTCATCCCATGCAGCCTGGAATATCCGTGAGGAGTGGGCTGCGTATTCCAAAATCTTCAGACTGCCATTTGGTTTAGCACTTCCAGGTTTTTCGCTGTCGTTTGGTACTGGTTTAGGTGCGGCAGCGGTTTCTGTTGTCTCACCATTTAGGCGTTTAATCTTGGCGGCTGGGGTAACCTTGACCCCGCGCCATTCCTTTCCCTGCTTGTCGATGCGAATATCCCGTAGGATTCCGACAAGCTTGCCCTGTTTATTCTCGCTACATTCAAACGCGACAAGAGCGCCTTCCCAGTCGTTGAACGTGTCCTCGCCTGTCCAAGTGACACTGATTTCATGCTGGCCTTCACCTACCATCATAGTTTGCAGGTGCCATGGACCGTAGTTTCCTTCGCCTGTCTTTTGATCGAAGACCTTGGTTATCCGGCCTTGGAATGAGGGGATTATTTCGCCGTGTTCCAGCTCGTTTATCTGTTCGATTGTTAACGTTCTCATAGGTTTAGTCCCAGTAAGGTTGAGCAATTACAGCCGGGGTTTCACCGTGAGCGCGTGCCAGGTATTCGCGGCGATAGTCTCCGCTCGCAGCGATGCTTTCGCCTTGGTCGTGCATTCGATCCAGTCCCAGTAAGGTTTTCAATTCGTCTTTGTCGGCTTGCGTCATATAACTGCCGCCTTCTGGGTATTTGTTATCGTTGCGAACGTAGTTTTCGGGTATGTCAGGGCAATCGGGTTTTAGATCGTACCCTGCGGTGCGTCTTGCTGGTGGTGCTGTGATTTCAATCCAGCCCCAAGCAGTCCCGCGTCCGCCGGTTACACTCCATGTTTTACCGCTGCGGCGTTGCAGGGCTTGTTTGATTGCTTTTATTGTGGCGTTTCTGTCGCCTTCTATTTGATCGTAGTTCATTGTTTTTGTTCTTTCTAGTGTTTGGTGTTTAGTTTTTCTCTCGCAGTGTGTAGCAGGAATTGCTGTGAATGTGGAAACTGTAGAGTTTGCGGCCTTCCGGATCTGTGCCGGATAGGTAAGCTCCACCGCTCTTAGTTGTGAAATCTGATTCGTTGAAGTTTGATTGTCCTTCGATGAAATCAGGGTCAGCACATCGGCTTTGCTGGTTGCCGTAGCAGTTGGTGAACTCTTCGAATCTAGGGTGTCTGATGCGAGCTGGCATCCATTCCCCGCCGAATCTGTCATAGGCGCCGGTGCCGTCGTGTTCGATTTCAAACACACACCGCGATTCAATTTTGCCTGCAATTATCTGCTTTCGCAGCCAATCCCGTCTTATTGTTTTGTTCATTTTGTTTTATTTTCCTTTGGTGTTTAGTTGTCTGTCTAAATAAGCTTGGTAAGCCTGTTCCCGGCGCCATTGCCAATAGGCAAGGTCCATGTCTCTCCAGTAATCTATTTGGGCTGCGATTGCTTCCCATTCCTGGGCGTTTTCGCTGTCGTCTTGCTCCGCTAAAGCTTCGCAGGACAAGTTTGGTTGATTATTTGTAGCGTTCATAAGCTTCTTCCATTGCGGTTAGCCAATCCAAAGCGTCAGCGTGTTGATCTTCTTCCTGTTCGCATCGGCAATTCTCGGACCAATGCTCGCACTTACTGCACCACACTGGATGCAAATCTTCGTCGAATAGATGATCGGTCTCGCCGTTCACGCCTCGCCTCCCTTCGCGTTTTGGTATTGCTCCCAGTCTTGCAATGCCGTTTCAGCGTAATGTTCAATTTCCAATGTGCGCGGCTCGTTGAGCAAGTCTGAGACTGCATTGGCTAATTGTTGTGCCAAGTTTTCGGATTTGACTAGTTCACGAATCGCCAAGTCGTACGCTGACGGTTTATAATTGATTGTTCGCATCTTACTCGCCTCCCTTCGCGTTTTGGTTGGGTTGTTCATGGGATTATTCCTTGTCTGTTAGATATTCTGTCTTGGCGATGTCCCACGCCTTATTCCACAAGGCCACATCGCCGCTCTGCTCCTCATCGCAATTCACATCGCGGCCAATTACTTCGTTGAACGCCGATGCCATTACTTCGTTCGCATCGATGAAATCATGCGAAGCGCATACGTTTCCAGCGTATTCAGTTGTTGCGTTGCGCTTGCGCACCTGCTCAAACTGATCCGCTTCAATGTTAGCCTCTAATTGACGCACGAACGCTCGTGCAAGCTCGCGTTCTACGCTGTTCTCTTCTGCTTTTTTGGTTTCGTTCATGGTGTTAGAGTTTCTTTACTGTGTAGAATTTAGAGCCTGTCCCGTCATAGCTCCATTTTGGTGAATGTGGACCGCATACGTTCAGAGTCTGGTGCTTGCCAACCTTGCATTTTAGCTGCCGGATTGCGATGTGACCGCAACCGACATATTGGCATTTAGGCAATGTGGTTGTGTCAGCTTTGGTGTTTTTCATGGTGTTAAGCTCCTTTGATTGAACCACCGTTAGGACCGCATTCGCCTTTAATGAATGACAACCAACGTCCGCGCATAAAGCGTGGGTTTTCGGATTGGCAGAATTGCGCCAAGCACTCAATTTGCGTTTGAGTAAACGAACCATTGCATCTGATGGCTTCAGCTAATTTGATGAATTGCTTTTTGCTCATGCCTCATTCTCATATGTGCTTGCTTGCAAGTCAAGAGAGAACATGAAAAAAAAGAAAAATAAATCAGGTTGATTGTCTGATGTTGTTGGATGTTTGGCATGGCTCTTGCTTCTTACTTGCAAGTCTCTTATTTCTACTGGCTATTCCAGCTTTACGCGCAATGGCCACACGCTGATCTTTGCTCAACGCTTTGGCTCTCGCCTTGCCACCCAACCTTGCAAATTCGGTTACAGTCATAAGCACACACAATCTAGCAAGCAAGTCCCTTCGTCAATACCAAAACGTGTTCGCCCGCTCAATGCTTGACAATTCATTCCACGGCTCTGATAATCCCAAACACAAGTGCAACAAGTAAGCAAAGACGAAGCCCGAATGCTCGTAGCTGACGTTGGTTACTTGGAAGCATCCAAACTCACCGGCATCGCTTACGATCGCCTTAGACAATGGGCACATCGCTACAAATGGAACAAAGTCCCAACACCTCACCCAGCTATCCAAAAAGCCAACGTCACAGTCGTCACAAAACCCGCAGACGCTCATGCTGAAGTCCTACGCGGCCTAGAACGCGAGACAAAGCTTTCACTGGCAAGGTATAGCGCAAAGGCAGGGAAAGACGCTGAGAGGGCAACGTTACGCGATTCTCCGTATGTTCACAAGTTGGCGCAAACGGCCGGGATAGTACATAACTGGGGAGATAAGCAGAACAACGCGAACGCGATACTGAACGTGGCGATCCTGACTGGGCAGGACAAGCCTGAGAAGACGGTTTCAGGCACTGATGTAACACTAAGTGACTAAGGTGCTTAGGCATAACATCAGACAAGGGTAGTCATATAAAGTCCATAGCTAAGCAGCACAGGCTAAGGAAATTAAAGCAATCTAATTCCTAGCCCAGACCGTGGCTGGCCTACCCCCATACGCCCCCGATCATGGAGAGGGTTTGGGTAGCGTAAGCCCTGCGCGGATAATTGTGTTGGAAGTTTCGGGTTGACACTGTTACGTAACGCTGATAGAACGTAACGGCATGAGTAACAGTGAGAGGCAAAAGCGGTATAGGGAGAGGATGAAAGCGTTACGGGAGGTGGCGAACGTAACGAAAACGGGTGAAAGCGTAACGGATGTGGTGGGGAGTGTTACGCCCGTAACGGTGGAATGGGACAAGGAGAGGTATCCGAATCGGAAGGCGTGGGAGATAGCGGTGGTGAGGGCGGAGAGGGCGAAGCGGTATGCAGGGAAGTTTGGGCATTTGATAAGGGAGGGGGATTTAATTTTCCAAGATATAGGGTGGCAATATGAGAACGAGGGGTTAAAGGCTGTGAGACAAAATGCTGACTACACTGCAAGGTGACGCGCTTATGAGGCTGCGGGAGATGCCTGGGGAGAGTGTGCAATGTGTGTGTACGAGTCCGCCGTATTGGGGGTTGAGGGATTATGCGGCTGAGGGGCAGTTGGGGTTGGAGAAGACGCCGGAGGAATACGTTGCCAGGATGGTGGAGCTGTTCCGCGAGGTGCGGCGTGTGCTGCGCAAGGACGGGACGTTGTGGCTGAATCTGGGGGACAGCTACGCAACACAGCCAGCAGGCAACTTCGGAAAGGACATGCCGAAACCTGCCGATGGCGGGGCGTATCGTGAGAACAAGCCAAAGATGGATTGGGCTAGAACTGGCCTCAAGCCCAAAGACCTGTGTGGGATACCGTGGCGGGTAGCGTTTGCGCTACAGGCGGACGGCTGGTGGTTGAGGAGCGACATTATCTGGGCGAAACCGAACCCGATGCCGGAGTCGGTGACTGACAGGCCTACGAAATCGCATGAATATCTTTTCTTACTTACGAAGTCAGCGAATTACTTTTATGATGCGGAGGCGATAAAGGAACCCGCAATAAATGCTGGTCGAGTCGTCGGCTACGATGGCAGCCAGAAAAATTGCGAGACTATAGGTGATCCACGATTTGCAACGCGAATTACGTCAGATCGAACGGTCGGCGATGGTCGCAATAAGCGAACCGTCTGGACTGTCGCAACGTCGCCATATAGCGAGGCGCATTTTGCGACCTTTCCACCTGACCTGATTAAGCCGTGCATCATGGCGGGGACAAGCGCGAAGGGGTGCTGCGCTAAATGCGGTGCGCCGTGGGAGCGGGTGGTGGAGAGAGAATTTCAGTCTGACGGCAAAAGCGCGAAGCGTGGCACATCACGCGACGTGAATGATCATCGAGACACATTCGGGGACGATCATGGAACATGGAAAACCGAAACCCTAGGATGGCAACCGACCTGCCTTCACTACTTGACTTGTGATGAGCAACGGTTATCATCCAAAGATGCCACACAAAGACCCGGAAGCGGAAAGAGCATGGCGACGGAAATGGAACAAGAAGCGGTGGGCAGACCCGAAACGCCGAGCGGGGATTCAAGCGACTCGAAACAAGCATCCGATCAAATGTCGATTTTGTGGCAAGATAAAAAAAACTCGAAAGGGATCGGAATTTTGCAGTCGGACTTGCTCGGCGAAATGGATGTGGGCCACGGGACACGAAAATTGCTTCACGAACGATGCGACGAACAGATACAAGTTCGCGACGGTGAACGGCAAAACAATCCGTCTACACAGATTAGTGATGGAGCAGCATCTAAACCGGAAGCTTCAATCATGGGAAGCGGTGCATCACATCAATGGAGATCGGAGCGACAATCGAATCGAGAACCTGGTCGTACTGACAATATCCAGTCACGCATTAACGCACATGAAGCGGCCGCGTGTAATTTGAACAATACGGGTGAAAACCCACCGATTTCTAGGGATGCAGACCCGGCTCTAGGTATTGTTCCCTGCACCGTTCTCGACCCCTTCGGCGGCAGCGGCACGACCGGCATGGTGGCGCTGGAACTGGGTCGTAAAGCTATCCTGATCGAACTCAACGAGAACTATTGCAAATTGATTGAGCAACGATGTAATGTCACCCCAGGGTTAGCCCTGGCATGAAAATCTTAAGTAAGTACGGCTACGACTGGAAAGAGGTTTTGAAGAAAGAGTGTTGGATGTGCGGGGACAAGTTTGAGACACGGTTGGAGTTGAACAAATTTTGCTCGCCAAAGTGCAAGGAAACGTGGTTAAAGACGGCGGTACGCCATTGAAACAGTGGATCAAGCCCCAACTCATCTCGATCTCTTCAGTGGGATTGGAGGATTTGCGCTTGCCGCGAAGTGGGCAGGATTTAGGACAATCGGGTTCTGCGAGATCGACGGGTACTGCCAGCAAGTCTTGCGAAAGAACTTTCTGGCCTACTCCGAGAGTCAGCGACATAGTAGCGGGGAGGACGCTGGACGAGAAGGGAAATCGAGTGAGCAACGGAGTGAGATACGGAGCGAACCTTGCCGACAAAGTAAAATTTACTCCAACATCTTCGACCTCGACGGAACCCAATTCCGAGGCGTCGATCTCATCACAGGTGGATTTCCTTGCCAGCCTTTCAGCGTTGCCGGGAACAGAAGAGGCGCGGCAGATGACCGTGCGATCTGGCCGCAAATGTTCAGGGTTATTGACGAAGCGCGACCCGCTTGGGTGGTTGGCGAGAACGTTCCTGGGATCGTGCCGATGGAACTCGACAACGTGCTTTCTGACCTGGAAAGAATCGGCTACGCCACGAGGGCGTTTGTTATTCCGGCTTGTGCCGTCGATGCCAAGCACCGGCGGGACAGACTTTGGATCGTTGCCAGAAACATTTTACACACCTCAGGAGGACGACGCGAGCAATGTAACACCGAATCCAAATCGGAGACTGGGATTGTATGCACAAGTATTCCCGACTCCGAACACTCCGAGGCCGCACGACAACGACAATACAGCGGGGATGGATTATCCAAGTCAGAATCAGTTCGATCTGGCGCGTGCTGTTGGGACGACGAAAGAGAGTGGAGCATTAAATCCGGCATGGGTCGAGTGGCTCATGGGATACCCAAGCGGGTGGACAGACTTAAAGGATTAGGGAATGCGATAGTACCGCAGGTAGCCTATGAAATTCTTCTCCAAATACGGCTGGGACTGGAAAGAGGGGACTGACCCTGGCACCATAGAATTGTTTGCGTTCAGTAATGGTGGGGAACTGGGGCGCTACCAGCATTTACGAAACGCGATAGACAGGATTTGGAACGACAAGTTTCCGAACACGTTTATCTGGAACGATTGGAGTGAACTGTTGATGGCCGAGTTTTGCGAAGAGAAATGGGTGACGGTGACAGGTCCCGCGGCCAGTTGGAAAACAACCTGTGCAGCCATGTACGGGGTAGCGAGTTGGTACGCGTCCCCAAGTAATACCGCGGTGATATGCACCTCCAGCACGCTGGACGGGTTACGGCGCCGGGTGTGGAAGGAGGTTAGCAGGTTTTACCGGGTACGCCCAGCGTTTGGTAACCCGATACAATCACGCAACTGCATCCAGTTTGAAAAAGGGAGTGATGCGGCGGGACTGTTTGGGATAGCGGTGGATAAAGGGGACGTTGAAAAGGCCATAGGTAAGATCATCGGGTTTCACTCGACCAATATGATAGTGGTGGTGGATGAAATGCCGTACACGCCTGAAGCGATCGTAGAAGCGTGCGTTAATTTACAGACAGGCAGTGAGAATTTTGAGTTCAAAGGGATCGGGAACGCTGCTGACCAGTTGGACCCGCACGGGAGGATGTGTGAACCCAAACTGGGATGGGATAGTGTGAGCAGTGAGTTTGAGAAATGGGAAACTAAACGAGGAACGTGCGTTCACCTTGATGGACTAAAAAGCCCAAACGTACTGGCGGGGCGGACGCTTTATCCGGGGATGTTGAGCCAGAGCGATATTGATAATACCGCCGACATCTACGGGATAGATAGCCCGCAGTTTTGGCAGATGCGCAGGGGTTACTGGACACCGGAAGGGATACAGAAAACCATCCTGACCATGCCCATGATTGTTAAGGGCAGGGCGAAAGAGAAAGCGGTGTTTGATGTGGATTTTTTGCAGGGGGCGAGTTTAGATCCGGCGTTTGAGGGCGGAGACCGGTGTGTGTTGAGATTTGGTAAATGCGGAAACGAACATGGAAAGAAGGTGGTTAGCCTTGGAGAAAAAATCTTTATCCAAACAAAAAATACGGCAGATGATCCTACCCATTACCAGATTGTGCGCCAGGTACGTCAGGCGTGTGAAGAGAGAGGGGTTCCACCACAATTCTTTGCGCTTGATAGTACGGGGGAAGGTGGTGGCCTTGCGAGCATCTTCCAGAGGGAATGGAGTCGGGAAATCCTGTGTGTGGAGTTTGGTGGACGGCCAAGTAAACATCCTGTCTCTCAGACGAACCCTAAAAGGGCGGATCAAGAATATGACCGCAAAATAACGGAGCTGTGGTATTTCTTTCGCCTTCTGGTTCAGAACGAACAGATCAGAGGCTTGGATGACGACACTAGCGTTGAGTTTTGCAGAAGATTTTGGGAGATGAAGGGACCGTATATCTCTATAGAGACAAAAGCGAAGATGAAAGAACGTACACGAAAATCACCGGACCTTGCCGATAACGCGGTAATCATGGCAGAACTATTCGCGCTTAGAGGCGGACTCAAACTGAACAAAGTTACCTACGAGGGAGGGGGAGATTCACCGTGGGCTACGTGGCAGAAAAAGAGAGCGTTGGAGGGAAGTTATGAAACTGTCGCTTACTAAAACCAACAACGTACCTCCAGAACCTGGATTCAGGTACGTTTTCCCAGAAGATGGCTATGTGGCACAGGCATGGACATACGATGCATGGATAAACGTCGCCAAACACCATCTTCAAGCCAACAACAAACCAGTCCCCGACGATCTTGAGGAACAGATGCAGAATCAACTGTGCCAAACCCTACCTCCAGGATGGTGTGACTACGATGATCCTCAGCGTCCGCGTATTTCAACCGACTTTTCCTGGACCGACATGGTGAATGGTCTGAAGGTTTTTGCTTCATGGATCGCTGATGGCTGCTCCTACGTTAGCCAGGAAGAAGCAACCCGTCGAGCACTAATCTGTTCGCGCTGCTACATGAATGTCAATGTTGAAGGCTGCGGTTCTTGTCAAAAACTGGCAGCCGAAGTCACAAAAAGTAGAAGCACCAAGTACGATTTTGCGCTCAAAGCCTGCGCGGTTTGCCACTGTCTTCTCAAAGCAAAAGTGTGGTTCCCTACGGAAATCCTTGACAGAAGCAACGTTTCACAGGAACTATATCCGGATTTCTGTTGGAATCGTAAGGACGGACAAAATTATCGTGGCTGAAACAGCCCTCATGTATCGCATAGACGTTGGCTTCGATCCGGATCGGGGTTACGCAGCAGTTCTCGCCGATGTTCCCAACCAGCGCATGAAAGGTATCCGGGGCGCTTCCATCGAACAACTGATGAGCCGATTACGCCGCGTTATTATCGACGAGGAAGGTAAACGTAAGCATTTCCCAGCAGAAAAATCCGAGCCATCTCGCATCATTACCAATGGAACTTAGACCATGCCCAGATGGACAAACATTTTTTTCCCGGCCAGAAATGACAGGGACATCCTCAAAGAACTAAAAGAAATAGAAAGACTAATCACAATGACAAAAGAAGAACTAGCTCAGGCACTTGATGATCTCGGTGCTCAACTCAACAAAGCACTGGCTGAAATCATCGCCGCAATCCAAAACGTGGACAACATTCCGCAAGACATTATCGACAAACTCAACGCTGCCAAGGCAACTGCTCAGGCTCTTGACGACCTGAACCCAGACGCTCCACCTCCCGGACCATAAGTGTTGATGTGAGTTATCTGCTCGGTAGAAAAGAGTACGTACGCCAGTGGAGATTGAAAAATCTCGACAGGATTCGTGCTCACGAGCGGGAACTCTATCTTAAAAACAAAGAACTAATTAGCATTCGGCGTAAAGCACGGCGTAAACTTTTCATTGAACACGAAAAAGGGTATCGCAAGGCTTATCGACTAAAACATCTTGACAAAATAAGAGAATACGATCGGATTTGGAAAGTCAGGCAACGACAAAATACTCCCGAAAAAGCTCGTGAGAATGAACGTCGTAATTACGCTAATAATCCCAAGCGGTTTCTGGAAAAGAACCGAAAACGCAAAACCTTGAAGCGAAATGGAATTATTGCTGATTGTTCGCAGAGATTGAAAGTCTTGGAACTAGAACGTTTTTGTCACTGGTGTTGTTGTCCACTTACAGATTCAAATCGAAGTATTGATCATGTAACGCCTCTTGCCCGAGGCGGTCATCATATTCCAGAAAACTTGGTCGTTGCCTGTAAGAAATGTAATTCGTCACGCGGGGATAAACTAATTTCAGAGTGGACGTGGGAGGCAGCATGATAGGGGATCGCTTGGCATCATTGGATCCGGAGACAGGAGATCGTCCTTCTTCTCGTATTGGTAACGCTGGGAATGCTCGAACCTTAGTGAATAGGTTGAAATTCGAGGACGAGCAAAGAATGTTTAGGTACACTAGAATAAACGGGCTTTTAGACGGAAATCCCCCGTGGAGCCAGAAACGGCTTATTGATCTCGGTCAGGGACATCGCGCCAACTTCAATCTTCGTGAAGGGGAAGGTATTGTTGATAGTGCTAAAACACCCTATTACGATCTCATCTTTGAAGTACCGCAGTTTGCCCAGATTACTTTCAATGTGGAAGGGGTCGAACCAGGTATCCTCAACCGTTGGAACACAATCATCAGTGAAGAGTTCCACGAAACTCTAAGTGCATGGAATGGGTTCGATCAAAACATCCAACTCCACCAATGGCAAATGATCGTCAACGGGGTGGGGCCGATCTTCTGGCCGCACTCCCTGTCATGGAAAAGTGAAGCGGTAAAATGTCGGAGAGTACTGGTACCGCAGGAAACCAAAGCCAACGTCGAAGAACTGGAACTGGTAACGGTCCTCCATTCGTGGAGAGCCGACGAACTGGACAGCTACATCTCCGGAGCGAAGGATGGAGACTCAGACCACAACGGCTGGAACGTACCACTGTGCAAGAAGGCAATCATCGACTGCGCAATCCGAGAGATGCGCCAAACATGGGGAACAGAAAATTATGACCTATATCAACGAGCCATTCGTACGGGTGACCTCTTTTACGGTATCCACAGGTCCGATCGTATCTACGTGGCATCACTCTTTATTAAAGAGTTTGGAGGAAAAGTATCTCATTATGTCATTACTGACCAAACTCTGGGAGTGGATTCGGAAAGCTACGAAAACATCGAAGACGAAGTAGGGTACCTCTACAAAAAGAAGAACAAATATGAAAGCTTCGCCCAGGTCATTTGTCCTTTCTTCTTTGACACAGGCCCAGACGGCACATGGCATTCCGTTAAAGGATTGGGACCGAAGATTTATGATTTCTGCGATGTTTCGAACCGCACGTTCTGCCAGATGCTGGATGGAGCTGTTATCGGCTCAGGAATTACCCTTGAAGCACAGGACGGTGCAAGTCTTGAAGAGACACAAATCGCGCTTGTGGGAGGCGCAACTGTTGTTCAGCCCGGATATAAAGTTGTCCAAACCCGAATAGCCGAGAGTCTCAACGGCGCCATGAACATGCGCCGGGAATTACAGAACGTTCTCCAAAGTAATACCGGTTCTTATCGTCAAAGACCGAGTGAGGAAAATCAGGAACCAACGCTCGGGCAGGCGCAACTCAATTACCAGGAGCAGGCACGGTTGGGGAAGGGCGCCATCAACCGGTACATGAACAATCTCAAAAACTACGAGACAGAGATTTTACGTAGGCTGATGGACAAAGCCCAGAGTAATTCAGTACCAGGTGGCAAGGAAGCACGGGAATTTCAACTCCGATGCCTTGCCCGCGGCATCCCAGAAGAAGTGTTCATGTTCAGGAACGTCAAAAAAGTCATGCCAGTGCCATCAGTCGGGTACGGTAGCTTCCAAATGAGGGATCAAACAGCCGCAAAACTTGTTTCCATGCTCCCAACCATGCAGGAACCCGGCCGCAACCACGCTTTACGCATGTGGGCATCTTCTTTACCGGGGTTTGGACCTTCGACAGTCGATTCCATCTATCCACCGATCGAACAGGCAGGTATGCCCGATAATCATGCCGCATTTGCGGTGATGGAGAACAATGCTTTGCGGAGTTTGGGCGGTAAAGCCATGGTTACCCCCGATCAGGATCACGCAACCCACTTCGACATCCATGGGAAAGACGCCATGGCCCACGAACAAGAGGCAAACGCTGATCCGAGTGATTTACTGGTCCATTTCAATCAGGCCGGCGCTCACATGCATCAGCATTTGGAATTATTGAAGGGCGATCCCACCCGGAAACAGGAAGTAGCCCAAAAAACCCAGCAACTGGATAATTTAGCCAAAATGACCGACCAACTGACCCAACAAGTGGACGAAGCTGCTCAAGCGGTGCCACAACAGGGTAATGGTCAGGGTGATCCGGAACAACGAGCCGCAACCATGAAAGTAGCCGGTGAATTGGCGTTAAAAGCCAAAAAACAGAGTGGCGACATGGATTTGAAGGCGCGGAAGCAGGCGGTGGACGAAAAACTGAAGGATGCCAAGACCGCGGCTGATATTCGGCGTAAAAACCTTGAAGCAACTCAAAAACCGCCACAGCCAGCAGGCGTATGACGATAGATCAGTTCCGATCACATAAATTTTTGCCAGTCCAATGGCGCAAAGAGCTTGTGACCAATGGGATCTTGCAGGCAGTGCTGGAAGTGCTGAACGATAGTCACCCATCACGGTTTGCCGTGCATACTGACATTCAAGACGACCTTTCACCTACCAAAGCGGCGTTGGAACTGGGATTTACCAGAGGCTACAGCGCCGTTCTTAATACCATCCGTACGCTTGCTGATCCAAAGCGAGTCAGCGAAAGCGTTGGACCACCAAGTTACGAAAAACCACCAGTAGAAGAAGAGGCAACCTATGGCAACCAGTGATCCCGTCATCCAACCACCAACCCCAGTAATCCGTCAGACCGATACCCCAGAGGAAGTCGCGCATACCCTTGCGAATGTGCAGAAGATTTTCGACAAGGTAGCTCCGCACATGGGCGACGCTCCAAAACCAGAGCCACCAAAAGTCGAGGTTCCTACGGTGCAACAGCCGACAGAATCAGCCACAGAACCAGTAAAGACAGAAGAACCGTCCACAGCCCCAGAATCACCAGAACCCGCCGTGACGGTTGAGCCGTCCAAAATCCCTTCATTCATCGAGAAAGCCTTAGCCGTAGAAGAAAGTCAACCAGAATCGCCTAAACCTGTAGATGATCTACCCGAAGAACTACCCACGTTTAAGACCCCGGAAGAATCCAAAAACAACTGGAGACAGTTCCGTGACAAGTACAAACAACTCAAAACCGAACTGGACGCAATCAAGTCTCAGCCTCGTGGAACGGACGAAAAGACGACACAGGAGCTTGAGTACTTAAGGAACCAGACAAAGGAACTGTCACAAACCCTGTCACGGCTGGGGGTAGAACGTCACAGCGAGTTTCAGCAGAAGATCATCGCCCCAATGACAGCGGCGTGGAACGATGCCGCTGGGATTGTGCAGGCAGCAGGAGGTAACCCGCAGGACTTGGCTAAAGCCATGGCGTTGAGTGGTCGGGCGCACTTTGAAGCCATGGACGAAATCTTTTCAGGGTTGCCAGAGACAGCAAAGTTGGAGGCGACTGAAGCCATCCGTGCCTACCGTAAATTGGACAATCAGAGGAGAGCGGCACTGGCAGACGCACCCAAAACCGCTCAGGCACTCCAGAAAGCCGATCTGGAACGCCAGTACGCACAGGTTGAAAGTCAACGTGAAGAAATGAAGCGGCTGTGGGAAGATGCCGGCCGTAAACTGCGGGATGAAGCCAAGGTCGAGGTCTTACAGAAAAGTACCGATCCTGACGCTAAATGGTGGAACGAACAGGCCGATCAGTTGGAGGAAACGAGCCGAAAACTGTTCCTTGAGAACACCGATATGGGTAAAGTAGCCATTGCCATGCGGTTGGCGCCGATGGTGGACGTTTACCGTAAACTTTGGTTGGCAACCCGTCAGGAGTTGGGCAAAAAAGAGTCAATCATCAAAGAGAAGTTTGGAAGTGAACCGAATCTGAGCGAGAGCGGTGGGAACATCCGCGGGAACGGTGCGTCACTGGACGAAGACCTTAAAAAGCCGTTTGCAGACGTATTCCTGAAGAAGTTCCACGAACTACGCGCCACAGGAAGATGATGCTTGACAATTCCCTAACGACTCAGTAGTAAGGTGTTCCCATGAGTCAAAAAATGAGTATGGGCATGGGAAAAGGTTGCAACTGCAACGTCAGTGGTGCAGGAAGTTTAGGCGCGGCAATTCCGGCAATGGGTCATGCTACCAGCCGTCCGGGGCTTCCAGCGTGCGACCGTGAAAACATCGGGAGCGCAAAAATCTACAAGCGAACCCCTGGCGCGGCGCGATTCAAAAAGAAGTGAACCCTCCAAAACCTCCTCTGGGACACAAAACCCAGATCAAGAATTTCAAGACCGGCGGGTTGCGCACCAAGAACCCGTTCTATTCCATGACCGGCAGTATCGCCGCTACCGAAAAACGGCGTAAACCCAAAATGCCGGGATTCAAATGACCGTTTACAAAATCATGTACGGCGGCACCGCGGTGGTTGGCATCGTGGTCAGCAAAGACGGGAACACCAATTCTGATCAGGCGTTAGCGAACTGGAACTCGGCCAACCCAAGCTACGAGGGTGACAGTGCCGAATCAGCCCCTTTTCTTGAACAACCATGAAGAAGAAAAACCGAAAAGGTAAAAAGCCACCACCACCGATAGGATATTAACCATGCAAAACCTCGGACTCGTACTACTCGTATTCTCGTTTGTCTGCTTCGTAATCGCCTGTTTCCAAGTAGCAGCCCCTTGGTGGAACAAGCTGATTGCGGCAGGACTGGCGTTCTTAGTCGCTGCCAATCTCTTTGGCGGTTTAGCCGCCCTCCATTACATACGTTAAGCAGCCGGATCGGTTTGGAGAATGTGATCCCTGTTCTTGGCGATCATCATCCTGCCATACTCGGTGCTGATTAGTTTATCGCTCTCTTCAGTCTGATCGTACAGTTCAGGAGCGGTTTCGTGGACTTGATCTTCTTCTGCCATAATTAAAAAGATTGACAGACTGAAGTTTATCTGTCAATAACCATTTCGACGTTACAGGCGTCCCGTCAACGCCAATTCGTGGTAGCCATAAAATAGTTCGCCGCCACGCGAACAAAAGCCAGCGACTGATCTAGGTCGGAAACCAGTCACCCGACAAAAGCGATTGCCACTTCGCTTTGCGTCTTGGGCCATCAATCGCTGGTAGTCAGAACGAAAGGACAAAATTTTATGGCATGTACGGATACAATCAAAAATGCCTTCTATGCCCTTACCGGGCAAGTATCCCCTCGTCTGTATAACCGCATCAGTATCAATGATCCGTGGGTGGCGTATGTCGAGAAGGCCGAGTGGCCTACCGGCATGGGTTTTACCATCAACTCAATGACGCTGGAGCGCAGTTTGACAGATACGGAAGACGGAACGGAATGGACAGCAGCTACCCCCTCTGGAAGCGGAGATACCGCAACCACGAACAATAACTGTTTGCCTACCCCGGAAATCCTGAAATTCGGTCAGACCCTGACCAGTTTCACCATGTACCGCAGGAATATCCAGACGGAGAACTTCTGCATTAACGATCTGCAAAACGATTTCATGATCTCGCAGACGTTGAGCAACGTCATGGATCAACTGGAAACCGTCACCGAATGGGTGTGGTCGAACCGGTTCCAAAACGAATACATGGCTCTGTGTGATCACAAGGTCACAGAAAAACAGACCGGGTTCAATATCGGTGGAACCACCTTCGACTTCGCCGGAGCACCGCCGACATCACGCCTGCTCAACGGGACACTTGAACAAATCTACATGCAGCTCGTCCTGGACGGGGCGGTTGCGACCAGTGGCGCCATTGGAAAAGGTGCAAATGATCAACCGATCTTTGCGCTGTTTACCGATGCGACAACGAGTCGTGATCTTATCCGGCAAGATCCAGAGCTTCGTATGGACTTCCGGTATGCTGATCCGGATAAACTCATCAACACGCTTGGCACGCCTTATTCCTACAACGGATTTAAGCATGTCTGGCTGAAATTCCCGCCTCGGTACGATGCGAGCGGGAACAGGGTTTACCCGTACTCGGCACCACTGGCGACCACCAAGGGTTGGAAACGAACCGTAAACGCCGCGTACATCTACGCGCCGTATCAGGTTTCGTTCATCTTTATCCCGACCGTGTTCACCTGTCTGTACGAGCGGCCTTCGACCAATCCCGGTGGAGGCATCAAGTTCGATTACGCCAGTCACATGGGCGAGTTTCAGTTCCTGGTCATCCCTGACAAGGAATGCAATCCTCGCGGTGAACTGGGCTTCTTTGACGCTCTTTATGCGAGCGCAAGCCAGCCTGGTCACACCTACCTTGGCTGGGCAATCGCTCACTTGAACTGCCCGCCACTGCGGACGCCATTGCCGTCCTGCTACTCGTAAGAGTGTGCTAATAACGCCGGTCTAAGGAACACGCCTTTAGGCCGGCTGATTAGCGCATTGTTATGAAGCCAGGACGATACGATCTCCCCATAATCTGGCGGGGATCAACCTACCCCGAAATCACCTTTACCTGGCTGGATGCCAACGGTAAACCGACCAATCTGAATGGGTGGATACCACGGGCACGCAGTCTGAACATAGATTTTAGTCCTGTGGTCGTGGATGAAGCCAATGGGGTGACCAAGATCAGTTTTACCAAGGATCAGACCGGCAGAATGAAGCTGGGCATCGAATGGTGGGACTGGGTTTTTGAGCATGTCGGTGGTGGCGCTAACGCGGTAAGAACAGACCCTCTGCTTCGGGGAACAGTAGAGATCAAAGACCCGGCAACAACAACAGGAGGGGAGCAACCTTTCAATGGCTGATGACACATTTGGTGGCGTAGTAATAGATCGGCCCGAGCCGGATGTAATCGTGGTCATCAATCAGGGTGGGCACGGTGGCGGTCAAAGCGGGTTTAGCGGCTATTCAGGCAGCGGTGGCAGCAGTGAAAATCCAGGAGCCAGCGGGTATAGTGGTCGATCAGGATTTAGTGGTCCCCGCGGTCTGAGTGGGTTCAGCGGATACAGCAGTTCCAGTGGTTACAGCGGATATTCAGGGCTGGGACCAAGTGGGTTTTCAGGGTATTCAGGCGCATCGGGTATTTCAGGTCCAGGTGGAGGTAATTCGGGCTACTCAGGGTACTCAGGACTGGATGGAACGTTTTCTGCCAGCGGGTATTCCGGTTACAGTGGGTTCTCAAGCCGAAGCGGGTTTTCAGGGTTCTCTGGAAGTGGGGTTTCCGGTTACAGCGGATATTCGGGATATTCGGGTCAAACCGTTTCAGGGTTCTCAGGATTTAGCGGGTTTGGTCAGAGTGGGTTTAGCGGGTTTTCTTCCCAGAGTGGGTTTAGTGGATTTTCGGGTAAAAGTGGGTATTCCGGTGGACCGTCCGGGTTCAGCGGGTTTTCAGGCACAGGAAGTCCTCCGGGCGGTACCACTGGCAACTTCCAGTACAACGATGGTGCGGGCGGATATGCTGGGTCGCCATATCTCAACGCTGACGTTGCAGCAAACACGTTTGCCACCAATACCAGGTTCTTTTTCCAGGACGTAACTGATCCAACCAAAACAGTTAGGTTCGATACAGCTCCAATTCCTTCGGGCGGCAACGTCATCATCAGGGTTCAGGGCACTTCCACAACGGTTATCGCCAATCCTGCAACATCTAATAATTTCGTAACCGGGATTGGGGCAAGCGGGGACGTTACCAAGGCGCAACCGACCTTTTCAAACTTAGCTGGGTTGGCAACCTACGGGCAGATGGATCGGAGCACCACTGTTCTGGCCGAGACCAACATCATCACCATTGCTGCCAATACCAAGGTCAAAAGTCAGGCCAGCGGCACTCTGACCACGATCGCTTTCAGCGGTGGCGATAATCAACAGCAGGGTCGCAGGCTGGATTTGGATGTCACCGGTGGTCCGTACACGCTTTCAATCCCGACCAGTCGTCGGATCGGTGAAACTGGTACCGTTAATTCCATTGCGATCTCAGCCGGTTATCACGAATTTTCATGGGAATATATCAATGGCGAGTACGTTTTGTCGGATTCCGTTCCGGGCACAACCACAGGGACAGGAACAAGCGGTTACTCAGGCTACAGCGGCAGAAGCGGGTATTCAGCTTACTCGGGCTTCAGCGGAGCTACCGGAGCAGGCTCAAGCGGTTTCTCGGGCTTTAGCGGGCCGGGTTCAAGCGGATTTTCAGGCTACAGCGCCCCTAATCTTCTCACTTTCTCTACTCACAACGACACCGATTACACCCTGATTCTAGCTGATGCCAATACTGGCATCATCATGGCGTCCAGTGCGGCTCATAATCTGACCGTACCTACCAATGCTAGCGTTCCATTTGCATTGGGAACACAAATCCCTATCGAGCAAGGCGGAACTGGAGTTGTATCCGTAGTACCAGCAGCAGGAGTGACCTTGCAGGGTGCTTCAACCACCAGTGGTCAATATTCCTGCGTTGTTCTGATTAAGCAGGCCTCAAATACATGGTTGGTAGCCAAGACTGGAACTTCTGGGTACTCAGGATACTCAGGCGGGGCTGGATCTGCCGGTTCAAGCGGATTTTCAGGGTACAGCGGTGGTGGACCTTCAGGCTTTAGCGGATATTCCGGTCCGGGGTCCAGTGGATTTAGTGGATATTCGTCATTCAGCGGGTTCAGTGGAAAAAGTGGTTACAGTGGTTACAGCGCACCACAGCTTCTGACGTTCTCAACTCAGACTGACACCGATTACACTTTGGTGGCTGGCGATGCCAATACTGGTGTCAAGATGAGCAGCAGTTCGGCTCATAATCTCACGGTCCCACCAAATTCAAGTGTGGCGTTTGCTATTGGAACACAGATACCAGTAGAACAGGCAGGAACTGGTATTGTTTCAATCGTTGCGGGGGCAGGCGTGACTCTACAAGGAGCTGCTGCAACTAGCGGACAATATTCATTGGTTGTTTTAATAAAACAAGCTACGGATACATGGCTGGTAGGAAATGGAAACTCTGGTTATTCAGGATACAGTGGATCGTCAGGTATTAGCGGTTATTCAGGTTATAGTGGATTCTCAGCTTTCAGTGGTTTTTCAGGAACAGGAGGATGGACTAAATTCACCGTAACTGGATCGGATGTAACAACAACTGGACAGACGTTAGTTGACATCACAGGTCTTGTAAGTGGAACTCTTTCTAACAGCACTCTATATTCCATTAGGGCAGAACTATACATTGGTACTTCTAATGTAGTCACTGGAACACAATACGGGATTCATCTTGGTGGAACTGGTGCGGCTGGAGTGGTTTCTTCTCTATTCACTAGCACTACGACTGCATTGGCCACTAATGGATGTACAGTGAATGCCGCAGATACTGCCACTAGCATTGTGTGTCTCACGGCATCCAATATAAATGGAGTAGCTGAGTTTAGGGGATTTGTTACTACAAGAAGCACTGGAACTGCCACAATTTCGATTCAACACCTTAAAGTAACCAGCGGAACCAGTACGGTGAAGATTGGTTCTTGGATGGAAATCAGACCAGCATAATATGTTTCAAGGAATCCCAGCAATGATGGTAAGTGGAGGAGGCGCTTCGTCGGCGGCACCGACATGGACACAAAGAGCTACCGAGGATTTTAGTGGTCACACTAATTTATCTGATCTAACTACAAGTGGTAATTGGACATCTTACAATGGTTCCATTGTCTATCTAACTGCTGATAATACAGGTATCAACAGTAGTGGAGTAGATAATCTTTACGGATATACAGGAGTATCGTTTACCGGTAATCAGTACTCGCAGGTGACTATGGCTACTGGTAGTGGTGGTGCGAAGTTTGTTGGAGTATCTGTTAGAGCAGTAACGGGACCATTTGGATACCTATTCTATTACGAAGGAACAAATGCCAAACTAAACGCATGGGGGGCACTTCTTCAGAGCACACCTAAAAGCTACGTGGCTGGTAATAAATTACGGATTGAAGCTGTCGGATCAGGAAGCGCGACTAGACTTACATGCTATGAGGATACCGGCAGCGGGTGGGTGGCTGTATTTACCAGTATTGATCCAGGAGCTACTTATCACGATGGGGGTTCCCCTGGTTTATACGGATTTGGAGCAAATGATGGATTCCGTTATGACGACTGGAGCGCAGGAGATCAGTAAATGGCTCTCATTGATAACATCTATTCTTATTACAAGATGGATGAGGCCAGCGGTGGTGCTCTGGACGCCACGGGTAATGGTCGAACCCTGTCCAATTTCGGTAATGCTATTGGTACTGCTTCAGGGATCATTAGTACCGCTAGAGATTTTGGCGGGGTCAGCGGAAGCACTCTAATCCGGAACCAGAATACCACTGATTTCTTCTGCGGTGCTAATCCATTCAGTTTTTCGTTCTGGGTAAGGTTTCGTAATTGGCCAGCATTTAATGATGTTGGGCTTTGCAACCGATACGAGCCGTTTGGTCAACGTGAGTACATTGTCTTCCTTCGTTTCAGCGATCACAAGATCGTATTCAATACTGAAAGTGGAGCTTCTAGCGCAGCAGTGGCATGGGGAAGCGCATCGGTATTAAATACTTGGTATCATGTTGCTGGAGGTTGGGATGGAACGACAATTAAGCTAGCGGTTAATGCCGGAACATTCGTTACCGCTCCGTACTCAACAGCATTTGTGAACGGGGGAGACAATTTCAAACTCGGATACGAAGCCGCTAGCTTGGATGGGCAGATGGATGAGTTCGGGTTTTGGTTGGGGCGATGCATTACTTCAACTGAGGTTACTCAACTCTACAACAATGGAGCTGGACTAGATTTTAGCCAGTTTGGAACAGTTGTACCTCCTCCAAACATCTGGAACTCAGACGGAACTCCTTCAGGTGGCCCAAACAGTATCCAGACCCTGCATGATTCCAGTAATTGCCATGATGGAGATACCATCACTATTCCAAGTGGAACATTTGTATGGACGGCTCCAATCAATCTTTCCAAGGCTATCACCCTACAGGGAAACACGATTATCTCGGGGGATCATACCACTAACGTTTACACCGCTACCCACAATACTATTATCGTAGATAATCTCCCGACTACCACAGTTCGGATGATAAGCACTGGTAACAGTAATTTAACCACCGTGCTGCGCGTAACAGGAATTTCATTTACTGGTGTCGGAGGTCATGCCTCTCAATACACCGCAGGATTATTCAGTGTTGGCGGAACATCTAAAAAGAACAGGATAGACCATTGCCATTTTACGAGCATCAAACGCGGCCCGTTCATGGAGATTTTTGCTCATGGTATAATCGACCATTCAATTTGGGAACAAATGCCGTCATCCTGTAATTGGCATATCAGGAACCGAAGTGGCGCGGAAGGTGACGAGGAGTTCGCTGCTCCTGCTGCGTTCGGAACCGATCAGTTCTGGTTCTTTGAAGATTGCCATGTTGATAACAAAAGTAACGGAGCACGAAATTCAGCCTGTGGAAGTGACAGGCAGCGCGGGTCAAACGTTTCATGGCGCTACTGTTATCTAGAGGACGTTGAAATTGTTTGTCATGGAACCTATGCAGACAGGCGGAGGGGCGGGAGATGTGGAGAGGATTACAATAATCTGTATTTTTTCGACGGTGTATCTACCACCATGGATGGCATCACTTCTGGTACAGCCGTTTATCACGATAACCAGTTTACGGGAACAAAACCCAGCGGGTGGAGTATGCAGGATTACCGAGGGTTGATAAATCAGGACACCAACTGGGGAGCCGCCGGTGGTCAGAATCCGTGGGATGTTAATGCTACCAGAGCTGATGGAACTCATGTTAATGGAGAACCGCCATTTGTGTTTTACAGCGGCACAATCCAATCAGTGGTTCAAGGTCCAGGAGATCAGCAAACCATAACTGTTGCTGGTAGTCCGTGGGTAGTCGGACAATGGGATGATCCAACCAAACATTATTGCGTAGTAGCAAATCCTGATACAGCCGGAGTCAATAACACCATTGGTTGGATTAAGATTACGACTGGAAACACTCTGAATATGTTCATGCACTCCATCGGTAATCGTATTTTTACCGCTGGACAGACTTTCAAAATATATCAGCTACTTCAACCTCTGGATATGCCGGGACTCGGGCAGGGAGACCTGATCAGTTCGGCAACACCTCCTGTGCCCCCAACAGGATTTGCAGGAGTTCATCAACAGATCGAACCGGCATATTCATGGAACAACACTCATACTGACGGATCGTTTATAAATTTCGTTCCTCAAAGTGGTGTAGCGTCGATGTGCAGGCAGAACATTCACTATTTCAATAACACCGTAAAACCTGGTTATACTCCATTTACATATCCACATCCATTGGTAAGTGGTGGAATTGTTACGACCCGTATAATCGGTTTAAGCGGCATACCCAGTCTCGCTTTTGGTAATGTTACGATCGGAAGCGCATCACCTACCGCCATTTTAAGAATATCAAACACTGGCAACGCAACCCTGAACGTAAGCAGTTTGACCTACCCAAATGGGTTTAGCGGGGCAACAGGAATTTTCCCTGTTCCTTCGGGAAGTTTCTTTGACATCACGGTGACGTTTACGCCGTTAGTGGCTCAACTCTATTCGGGGGTTATCACAGTAGCTTCCGATGCCACCAGCGGTACGGCTACGATTGTGGCTTCCGGGACTGGGGTTGATCCTGTGGCACCTGCACACGGACATCGTAAACAGGCGAGGGACGCTTTTGGATTCTGATGGAAACGATCACCCAAGACGAAGACCATCAGTTGACCCGAAGGATCTACGGGGTGCCGACTCCATACCGCGGGGATGAAGCGGTGCCCAAAGACTACTGCGATGCCAATGCAGGAACTGGCGGATCAAACGGGATTTTGGATGGTGGACACGCGGACACTGACTACACAGGAGGCCCGATAATAGATTGCGGGCATGTCGTATAAATGTCATTCGTCCAATTTCAGTTCAGACGCGATCCGGCTGCCACATGGACCAGCGAGAATCCCATACTTGCCGAAGGGGAATTGGGTCTTGAAACCGATACTGGTAAATATAAGGTAGGGGATGGATCAACCGATTGGGTCACCCTCACCTACAAAGGAATTGGATCAAGCGGTTACTCAGGTTATAGCGGACTTGGAGTCAGCGGTTTCAGCGGGTTTTCAAGCCCAGGGACTTCGGGGTTCAGTGGATTTTCAGCCGCAAGTCCGGGACCAAGCGGTTACTCTGGTTTCTCAGGCCAAAGCGGTTATTCTGGGTTTTCAGGCACGGGCGAAAGTGGGTACTCTGGGTTCTCGGGCGTGGGTGTCAGTGGCTACTCAGGTTACAGTTCCCAAAGCGGTGTCTCTGGATACAGCGGATATTCAAGTTCTTCAGGCTACTCTGGCTACAGCGGTTCGGGAGTTAGCGGGTTCTCTGGCTTCTCGGGTGCCGGCACGAGCGGTTTCAGTGGATTCTCAGGAGCAGGTCTAAGCGGATTTTCAGGGTTTAGTTCCACCGCTCCTGGCACCAGCGGGTTCTCTGGGTTTAGCGGTGCTGGAACTTCGGGGTTTTCAGGGTTTAGTGGTGACGCTACTAGCGGGTTTTCAGGGTACTCGGCTTATTCAGGCTATAGTGGCACGGCCGGATCAATCGGGGTGGATGGAGCTTCTGGGTTCAGCGGTTTTTCAGGGCTTTCGGGATACTCGGGCTATAGCGGTTATTCAGGAGCAGGGCTTAGCGGTTATTCAGGCTATAGTGCGTTCTCTGGCTACAGCGCATACTCAGGCTATTCAGGTCCGCAACTCCTGACCTTCGCCACCGTTACCGATGCGGATCATCCGCTTGTTCTGGCAGACGCTAATACCGGCCTCAAGATGAGTTCGGCTGCGGCTCACAGCGTCAATATCCCGTTAAACGCTACTCAGGCATTCCCAACCGGAACACAGATCGTGGTTGAACAGGCTGGTGCTGGGATCGTATCAATCACGGTCACAGGTGGAGTGACGTTGCAGGGGGCTTCAGCCACCAACGGGCAGTACTCGACGGTCTGCTTAATCAAACAGGATACCGATACGTGGCTTGCAACGGTGTCAGGTGTATCTGGATTCTCAGGGTTCAGTGGTAAAAGCGGCTATTCCGGATATTCGGGTTACAGCGGGATTAGCGGTTACTCAGCGTTCTCGGGGTTTTCAGGGGCACCTCTGGCTACATG